AATAATGACTACAGAAACACATAAGAATTCAGATAAGCTCAAGGAAATGATACTTACAATTAAGCAAGAGCGAAAAGAGATTAAAGCGGATCAAGATATTCTTAAAGATAAAAAAGACAGACTTAAGGAATTAGAAGACGAATTTATGTCACTCGCTCTCCAGGAATTTACTAAATCAGATGATAGATCTTGATAAAGAAGAAATGGCTTCTACTTTAAAGGGGTCTTTCTTCGAATTCGTCAAAACTTTTTACCCTCTTTTGACTGGCAGGCCTTATTTAATTAGCTGCCCTATCGGGCGAGAATCACATCAAGTTATAATATGTCGTGCTTTAACTAAAGCTTTCAGACTTCAAATTCCATCTCAAAGATTAATGATAAATGTTTCGCCTGGAAGTGGCAAAAGCACATTTTTAAGCATGTGGGTCGCCTGGGCAATGGCGCATTATCCAGATTCAAGATTCCTTTATGTCTCATATAGTAAGGAATTATCTAGCAAACATACGGATACTATTAGACGCATAATGCAGCTTCCTCACTACAAATATTTATTTGATGTGGATATTAGACATGATTCTAGGGGTAAAGAGTTATTTCAAACTACTCATGGAGGTATGGTTGCTGCTGTTGGAAGCTCAGGAACCGTGACCGGTTTGGACAGTGGGGTTCCTGGAGTTGATAGGTATTCTGGCAGTTTGATAATCGACGATCCTATCCGCCCCGATGATGCTCACAGTGATACTATTAGAGAAGGTGTCATTACAAATTACAGAGAAACTCTACAACAACGTATCAGAAGTGAGAAAGTCCCTATTATATTTATTGGTCAAAGAGTTCATCAACAGGATCTCGCTAATTATTTAATTGAAGGCAACGACGGGTATAATTGGGAAAAGGTTATATTAAAAAGTATAGATGACGCCAATAATGTTATGTATCCAGAAGTAAATAGTCTTGAAATGCTGTTAAATAAACAAAAGTATGATCCATACACATTTTTCTCTCAGTACATGCAAGATCCTGTTGATCCCGCTGGATCATTATTTAAAAAGGAATGGTTTGTAATTTTAGAAGAAGACCCTCTAATTCTCCAGACATTTCTTACTGTAGATACTTCTGAGACAGATAAATCATTTAATGACGCAACTGTATTTAGTTTTTGGGGTGTTTACGAAATAGAAAGCATGGGTCGTAAAACGGGGCAGATGGGATTGCACTGGATAGATTGTTTAGAGATAAGAATTGAACCTAAGGACCTTAAAGACGCTTTCTTGGACTTCTATGGGAATTGCTCACTATATTCTAAACCACCACTTATGGCTGCTATAGAGAAAAAATCAACTGGCGTCACTCTTGTAAGCGTTTTAAAAGAGCTTAGAGGGATTCAGATTAGAGAAATAGAGCGTAATAGATCTTCAGGAAGTAAAATCCAGAGGTTCATAGATATACAAAGTTACATTGCATCAAAAAGAATAAGCTTCACTTCAAACGCAAGTCATGTAAATATGTGTATAGACCATATGACAAAGATTACAGCTTCAGGAAGCCATAGATTCGCAGACATATGCGATACAGCTTCAGACGCTATTCGCATAGCTTTAATAGAAAAATCATTGTATAATATAGATGCAAATCAGATTGAAGAGAGAAAGCAAATAATGAATGCAATTGGCAAGTCTACAAATAGTAAGGTTAATTTAGGAAGAATAAGATATGGCGCGAATAGCAAAAGAGCATTCTGACAGATTAACAGAACTAAAACAATCAGTCGAAGAAGCGCATGAGTATTTCAAAGAGAATATTCGTCGTTATGAGAAGTTTATGAACTTCGTCTTTAGAAGCTCTTTGAAAGATGATGAAGCTGCAACTCTTGCCGCAACTGGGAAGCCTACACTCGAATTTAATATCCTAGAATCGTTTATTTCAAGACTACGTGGCGAATTTGCTAAACAAGAACCAAATCTTACTGTCCGCGCAGCTGATGGTGTCCCACCCTCATATCTTACTTCGTCATTAATTGAGCTTATTAAAGTAACTGAAGACCACTTAAAAGCCATCTTCTTTGACGGCGCTAATGATATGTTAGACTACAATGTCTATTCCGATTTACTCGCTGGAGGGTATTCTGTTCTTCGTGTATTTACTGAATATGTGAATGAGAAAAGCTTTGAACAGAATATAAAAGTCGAACGCGTATATGACCCGACTATGACAGTATTTGACCCTCTTGCAAGAGATAGTCATAAGGGAGATGGTCGTTTCTGTGCTGAAATCTATCCCATGACTCGTAAAAACTTCGAGGATAAGTTTGGTAAGAGTATCGCTGATGAAATGAAATTCACACGAAGTCTATCTGGCTTTGATTGGTCATTTCAGAACGAAAAAGAAGAAGTTATTCTTGTCTGTGATTACTACGAAAAGAAAACGAAGCGTGAAACCATTTATCGCCTTTCTAATGGGCATACTGTTACTAAACGCGAATACGAAAAGCTTCTCGAGCATTGGGATGAAGCGGGGTATATAGAACAGCCTCCGGTTGTTCTTAAAGAGCGTAAGACTGTGCTTGAATATATTTGTCGATATATCTTCTGCGAGAATAAAGTTCTTGAATATACTGAAACCGATTATAAGTATCTTCCGCTTGTCTTTGTTGACGGGAACTCTGTATTCCTTAAAGAAGGTGGTACTTATTGCCAAATGACACGCCCTTATGTCTATCACGCAGAAGGTATTCAAAGGCTAAAGAACTTCGCGGGCCAATCGCTTGCAAATGAACTTGAAAATACTATTCAGCATAAGTTTGTTGTAGCTGTAGAGTCCGTCCCTAAAGACTATTTGGAGGCATACCAAAACGTACAAAAAGCTGATGTACTGATGTTTAATAACTTCGCTGATAACAACATGTCAGTGACTCTACCCCCTCCTAGAGAGATTCAAAGGACACCTATTCCTCCAGAGATTACTAATACGTTCAAGATGTCCGATGAAATGACTCAAGCTATCTTAGGAAGCTTTGATGCATCCCAAGGCATGGCTAGTGCTCAGTTATCTGGTATAGCTTTTGCTCGTAGCGCTATTCAAAGTAACAATGCTTCAGTTCCTTATGTTGTCGGATATATCAAAGGACTCAACAGAGTTGCACAGATTATCGTAGACCTTATTCCAAAGTATTACCGCACCCCTAGAAGCCTTCCCGTCTTAAAGCCCGATGGCAAACGTTCGTTTCAGATGATTAATAAACCAGGCTCGTTATACATGAACTTTGACCCGAATCATCTTGAAGTCAGAGTTGAAGCCGGCGTCAATTTTTCGATGCAGAAAGAGATTGCACTTCAGACTATTATACAACTATCACAAGCTAGTCCAGGATTTGCACAGTTTATCAATGAAGAAGGGCTGCCTTTAATCCTAGACAATATTGATATACGCGGCATAGATAATCTAAAGCAAAAAGCAGATCAGTGGATGCAGCAGCAAAAGCAACAACAAGCTCAGCAAGCACAAATGGCTCAGCAACAGGCTCAGCTTCAAGCTCAACAGCAGGCTATGCAGATGGCAGTTCTTCAGAAAGAAGCTCAGTCACCAGCGCAAACTAATGTTGAAATGGAAGCTATACAGCAACAGGCCTCTACGGAGAACGCAAGAATAGCTATTAAAGCTCAAGAAGCTCAGACGAAATACATAGAAACTATCAGCAAAATCAGGAATGCAGACATAAACACTGCGCTTAAGCGAGACCAAATTAATGCCGAACAGGCCAGAACTGCACTTGATTCTGCGATTAAATTAGGCGAACATATAACTAAATCTGTTGAGAAGGAATAATCATGGCTAAGAAAAAGAATTGGATCGCCGATGCTATTGAACATAAAGGGGCTCTTCGAAAGAAACTCCATGTCAAAGAAGGCGCTACAATCCCAGAATCAAAGCTGGAGAAAGCCGAACACAGTAAAAACCCTAAGACTAAAAAGCAGGCTGTGCTTGCTAAAACTCTGTCTAAACTTCGCAAATAGGAGACACCATGCATAAGGGTAAAGAACACCACAAGAAGCAGCACGAGATGCACAAAGCTAAAGCAGAACACCATAAAGCGCAAGCTGATCATCACAAGAAAGCCATGAAGCATGCTGATGCGAAGGAAGATAAAAAGCTTGTGAAGCATATGGTGAAAAAGTCTTCGCTTAAGTAATCTGTTCTGTTCCTTTAATGACCTAGCATTCTCTAGGGTGTTTTATACGCAGCCATGCGGTACATAATGGCCGTTACTTCACGTTAAAAGGTAATTAACCACAGTCAAGTGGGTATAAAATCAGAGGTATTTAAAATGGAAGATAATCAAGTTGAAAATAATACAGCCGTGCAGAATCCTATTTCTTCTCCTGCAGGACAGGAATCCGCGCCTGCACAGAAGATGTTATCTCAGGATCAAGTCAATCAAATCGTCTCTAGAGAAAAGTCTAGGGCGGCTGAATCTGCACGTCGTGAAGCTGAGGAAAGACATAAGCAAGAATTAGAAGCTCTTAGAAGGGGGCAAGAACAGCGTAATGAGACCGTCTCAAGAGAAGTAGACGCAAATTCTATCTCTGAGGATGTACTTAATAAGCTCAATGCCAGAATGCTTGAAGAACAACGTAGAGCTCAAATGGATCAGGTAGCTCAAAACTATTTGCAAAAGGTAGAAGAAGGTAAGAAGTCTTATCAAGATTTTGATGAAGTAACTAAAGATTTTGATCCAGTTTCATTTCCTCAACTTACTTTTTTGCTATCTGGTATCCCTAATGGTGGCGACGTTCTTTATGATTTATCTAAGAATGCTATTAAACTTGCTGGTATAGATAGGCTTGCTGAGCGTAATCCTAAACAAGCTCATGCCGAACTCTTAAAACTTTCACAGTCTATTCAAGCTAATAAGCAAGCTCAACTTGAAGCGCAGAATCAAGAAACTGCTGCTCCTATCGACCGTTTACAACCCTCTCAAATATCAGGAAACAACGGTAAAATGTCAGTTCGAGACTTAAGAAATCAACCCTGGTTACGGGGTTAGTTAATATGAAGGATATAATATATGGCTGCGCCAACAAATTTTTTACAACAGGTTATTACTTATAACGAGAGTAACCTCGCATTACTTTTAAACATGTATGCTTTTATCAGCACTTCTAACAAAAAGTTTCAGAGATTTAATGATGACGTCCCAAAGAACTTAGGTGACACAGTATCATTTGATTTACCTCCTCGCTTCAATACTAATAATAGTTTAGTTGCAGTTTTCCAAGCTGCCAACCAACGCGTTCAACAGCTTACTGTAGACCAACAAGTTTCAACTGCTTATGAATTCACAGCTCAGCAATTCATTTTCAATGTTCGTGATTACATGGATAAATTTGGACGTTCTGCTGTAGCGGAAATCGGTTCTCAAATTGAGTCTAACGTTGCGTCAGTTGCTGAAACTAATACTTTCCGTTTCTTTGGTGATGGTGTAACTCAAATCAGTACTTATCTTCAGCTTGCAAATGCTTTAGCTTTCTTCAGAAACTTTGGTGCAGCTAAGACTCAAACAAGAGGGTATCTTTCTGATTTAACTTTCCCACCAATCGTCAACTCTGGTTTGAACCAATTCACTCTTGAACGTGGTAACAGAGAAGCGAATAGTTGGGAAATTGGTAAGTTCAGTAACTGTGATTGGTATCAATCTAACCTTTTAAAGACTCACTTTGCTGGTTCTCAAGGTAATTCAGGAGCAGTCTTAACCGTAGTCAGCACAACAACTGACGCAAGCGGCGCTGTTGTTTCTATTACTTTCAACGGTACGAGTGCAATGAGTGATCCAAATTGCATTAAGGCTTATGATAAATTTGTCTTTAATGACGGGACAGCTGGTTTACCTGACTTAAGATTCTTAACTTTCATCGGTCATAGACCATCTCAATCACCCGTTCAATTCAGAGCAACAGCTGACGCAGCTTCTACAGCCGGTAGCCAAGTTACAGTGAATATCTATCCGCCTTTACAGGCATCCGTGGTTTCATCCGCAAATAGTGCGACTCAGTATATAACTTCTGCAATTCTTCCAGGGATGAAGGTCAGTGTACTTCCAGACCATAGATGTGGACTTATTACTGCAGGTGATCCCTTATTCCTAGCTATGCCTAAGCTTCCTGAAGAAGTTCCATATCCTACTAGCGTTTCTCAAGATCCAGATTCTGGAGCTTCGATTCGTCAGTACTACGGAAGTTTGTTCGGCCAAAATCAACGCGGTATGATTCACGACTGTATATGGGGCAAAACTCTCGTGGACGAATATTCTATGATGATTGCTTTGCCAGTTTAGTTCTGTACTTTATTTCGTCCGTATGTTATACGTTATTTTTATAACGGAGGTCGATTTAAAATGAGTAAACTTAATTGTTCTAAGTGTGGAGCTTTAAAGACTGGTTCTTATATTAAAGAATCTTGGTGTGGTGTATGTCGAAATGAAAGACGAAGACAATTTAAAATTGAAATACGCCAAGCCAAAGGATTACCTACGTGGGGTTCAGGTAGAGATCCAAAATGTAAAGATTGTGGAGAATTAAAAGAAGAGTCTTATAAAAATGGAAATTATTGCAGGAAATGTAAATGTGCTCGTGAGAAAGAAAGATATGAAAGAAATAAAGAATATCTTGGAAAAGAATCTAGGAGAATTGGTAGAAATCCAATTTGTAAATGCGGTATTGAAAAAGAAAATCTTAATGAAGCATATTGTTCAAAATGTTCTCATGAAAAAAAGCGTTTATTATATCAATCTAGGAAAAACGATCCTAAATTTATAGAAGAACGAAGAGCTAAATCCATTAAAAGACTTAATGATAATTTTCAAAATAGACTTAAGAAGAATTGCAGAGAAGCTACACATAGAAGAATTAAATCAGGTTTACTTATAAAAGGAAATTGTGAAGTGTGTAAATCATCAGAAAATATTCAGGCTCATCATCCTGATTATACAGATCCTATGAATGTAAGATGGTTATGTTATTTGCACCATGCAAAGCATCACCAAAATGAATTAAAATCTCAATTATAAAGGATTAAACCATGGCTCCAAATTATCCTGTAGTTAATGCAGGTCTCAAGTATGCAAACGGCTTAGGACTTTCAAAGTCTGCTGATAAAATAGTCACGATTGCTGCAGGTGCGGCACGAGATTCGCTTAATATCAATGATATCGCTTTGTCTGCTGATGTGGCAGTAAATGGTTCTGTCGTAGGTGCAAATGGCGTTGACCAAGCTGTACTTGTAGCTAATCAACAATATGCAGTCTATGTAATCGCTTCTTCTAATAGCGTATTTACTTCTACGGATGCGTTAGGCGGTGGACCATCTCCTACGCCTACTGATCCGCCTTCTTATATCTTAAGTGGAATTCCAGCTCCACTAAATCCGATTCCTCCTGCTGGACTTCTTTCTTTATCTTCAAATGTAGTCCCATTCTTACCAACCGGTTATGATATGTATAGACGTGTTGGTTGGGTAAGGACTGATGGCTCTGCGAACATTCTTCAGTTCTGGCAATACGGAGATGGAGAAGTTAGAACTTATTACTATGACGCTGGCGTTAAGGTTCTTAACGCTGGAGGCTCCGCAACTTATGTAAACGTCCCTCTTGCTGTTGGGGTTGATACTGATGTAGGTGTCCCAGCTGTTCCGCCATATGCTGCTGAAGTTCTCTTCAGTGCTGTTTCCTCTGCGGCAGCTTCTGTCGCTCTTAATCCTTTTGGTTCTTCTGCTGCGAACGGAGTTGTTAATTATGCTTGCGGTTCTACAATAACATTGCCTGTTAAAGTACCGAGTAAGCTTAATGCTGGCGTTCCTACCATTGCTTATAAGACAAGCGCTCCTTCTTTGACTTTATATGTTACTGGTATTGTTGATTACTTATTTTAAATTCTAAGGGGGCTTTAAATGGTGTATACAACGAATCAGTTAATCTCAGATGCGTATTATGCATCAGGTATAGTCTCCAGAGAATTTGAGACAGTCAGTGGGCAGCAAGTTTCAGATGGACTTTTCTGGCTTAACGAGGTCTTAGCTGACAAGCGCGTCAATCACGGAATGGTCCCTTATGAAACTAAATACTCATTCACTGTCATTCCAGGCGTTGAAACTTATTTTATTCCTAAGATTGTTCATCTAGATACAGTTGTCTTCTTTTTAGACAGCGTTAGATATGCCATGGTTTATTCACAGAGAAACCAATATTTTGGTTCTCCAAGGGTAGAAAATATTCAGTCCCTCCCTTTTGAATGGTATTTTGAAAGACATGTTAATGGTGGGAATCTTCATATCTATTTTAAACCTGATAGAACTTATCCTTTTGAGGTTCATGGCATATTTGATTTTGATGATGTGTCTTTAGGTCAAGATTTAACTAAAAATGTAACAACTGCTGATTTAGGAATTCCGACTATATATAGCGGTGGTTCTTTAAGTCAAAACTCTCTTGTGGTTAATGGGTTCGATTTGGAAGGTGTTTATGATAATATAGGTGCTTTGATAAATTATATAAATACTGGAATAATACCTGGTGTCCAAGCAAACCTTGTTCTTAACCACTTTGTGCTTTCCTCTCTTACAGAACCACCCATACAAATCAATGTGCAAACTTCTGGGTATCCTCCAATTGGTACTAAGTTCATTGGAAATGTCTCTGCATTTGCTGATATGCTCCCATATGGGACTATTTATAATAATGGGTCTTCAGGAGTAGGAGCAACTTTAACATCACCCGGACCAGCTGTTCTTGTCGTAGATGGATATACTGTTCAGTTAGGCGATAGAATACTTGTTAATGTAGCTAGTCCATTTGAATTCCAAAATGGTTCTTATTCCCTAACGACTCTTGGTACAGGCGCTGTTCCATGGGTTTTAACTCGTACGACAAACTATAATCAATCTTATCAAATTGGTGAAGGTAACTTATTTACCGTTACGAATGGTACTATTTATGGTGGCAAGACTTTTGTTCAAACAGCTCAGGTCAGTGATATTGGTGTAAGTCCTATATCTTTTATGGTATTTAGTGGAATAACTTTTTCCAATTTCTCAACTATATCTCTTCCTGATTTAGAAATATTTAATGCTGTTGGGTTTGATCAATTTTATTTGACTTATCTCAAGTATGCTTTATCAGAAAGAATTTGTACTGAATATAACTTTTCTGTACCTGCTTTAGTTGAGAAACAACTCAATGAATATGAGCATTGGATTAAGAAGAAATCTAGACTTATAGACTTAGCTATGAAGAAGGTTTCTACGCTTCAGAAGAGAAATACTTTCAATTGGGCGTTTTGCAATTTAGGGAAAGGGTGGATTCGCCCTTATTAATCTGTTGACAAAAGGCTGGTCATGTACTAAGCCTTAGTCAGGAGGTTAATATGGATTATATTAAAGTTTGTAAAGTTCACGGTAATTTGAATGAAGAACAAGTAAGTAAGACGGTTAAGAGAGGAAAACCTTTCTATGTTTGTAAAGAATGTACAAAAATTCACAGAAAGAATAGCTCTCTTAAGAACTTTGGGAAGTGTCATATTCACGGTGATTTGTCTAAAGAACTTACTAGAAAAGATGGAAGATGTCGTATATGCCACAGAGCATCAACTAGTAAAAAGAGAAATGAAAACCGAGATTGGTTTAATGCTAAAATGGCAGAAAATAGAAAGAAAAACCCAGAAAAATGGGATGCTATCTATAAAAAGGTTTATCAACAGCAAAAAGCTAAATTTAAAGAAGATTATAGTCTTAAGAAATGTTGCGATGCAAGAGGAATAACAATAGTTCAATACAATGAGATGTTGGCTAAGCAAAATCAAGTATGCGCAATATGTTTTCAGCCAGAGACAAGAAAGACACCGAAGACAGGAATACCGATGCGATTAGTCATAGATCACTGTCATAAAACTAACAAAGTCCGAGGTCTTTTGTGTCATAGTTGTAATACAGGAATTGGTAAACTCGGCGACGACCCAGTCAGGATTATAAGATCAGCAAGATATATCAAAGAAGGCGGATTTAACACAGGATAATTTATGCAAGTTCAAAGCGGTCAGGATATACCGATTAGTGTGGTTGGTAGCAGTGTATTTGGTCGTTACCCTAAGATTAATCTTGAAAAAACATACAACTTGTTTATCTCAGATTCATGGCTTGTAAACTATCCTGGATACGAAAAAACAGTTGAGATATCTACTCAAGGTGTGGGTAGAGGCATATTTAATTCCATTCGTGGCGCATTTATACTCACAGTAGTAGGCTCAATTGTGTATCGGATTAATGAAGACTTAGTCCCTAGACAAGTGGGTGCAATTAAGACAGTCACGGGCGATGTTTATATAGATGAGAATTTAGCAACACAGATATGCCTTGTAGATGGGGTAGATGCTTATATTTATAATTATGAAACTGGAACATTTACCGCGCAAAATTTAACCTTTGGAGCTGATCCAGTTCTTCCTGGGTACGTATGCTATCACAATACATTTTTCTTAATAGCTTCCTCTGAAGACAGTGTTAATTCCGAAAATTGGTACGTTTATGATCGAGACACAGATTCCACAATAGTTCAGATTAATCAATTCTCTATTCAAAATAAGCCAGATGATTCACTTCTTGTAAGTCGGTTACCAGGCAGGGGAAATAACATCATAGTTATGGGTTCTATATCTGCAGAAGTGTGGACTCAAGTTGGCGGTGTAAATAACTACAGTAAGATACAATCGTTTAACATAGATAACGGGATAGTCTCAGTTTCTACATTCGCTTCAAGTGATACCTATGCATGTTGGTTGGCACAGAATGAGAAGAATAGCCCGTTTATAGTCGTAAGCAATGGCTCAGACTTTAACAGGATATCATCAGATGGCATAGACCATTTATTAGACCAGATAAGCTACCCAGAGCAATCAACAGCCTTTTTTTATAGACGAGACGGTCATTTGTTCTATCAGATTACGTTCTATAACGAAGATGATGATTTAAGCCTAGTCTACGACTTTACCACGCAGAAGTTTTTCCATCTTTCAGACCAAGATTTAAGTTACTATCCTGCTCGCAAAGTCGTTTATTTCGGGGAAGATACCTATTTTGTTTCTATTAATGATGGTTTTTTACGCAAGATGGATACTGAAATAACGACTTATGATGGCGAAGAAATTCCTAGAATCAGGATATGTAACACGGTTCGGAAAGAAGATTCGGACAGATTTAGAGCTGGTATGTTTACATTCTGGATAGAGCAAGGTGAGGCTTGGAAGTATATAACAGCGCCTAGGGTGGATATGTCTATCTCTAAGAATGGTAATGCTTCATTCGGAAATGTAGTGAGTAAGACATTAAACCCAGAAGGGCAATACAGGAATCAGATTAGATGGTGGAGAATGGGTGAAGCAAATGAGTTTACTATCCAACTAAGGTTTTGGGGATTTGATAGGTTTGTTTGTTCAGCAGGTACTTTAACAGTTTATTAGGTGATTTATGACACTCGCATTATTGCCACAATTTTATAGGATGAAATTCGTTGATAGGGAAGGGTTCATATCGGATGACGGTTACTTATTCAATGACCAGGCTTTTCAGATTTTAAACCAAGTTGTGCAGGTAATTAATGCATTAAGTTATACAACCATAACATCTAATAATACTCTTAATGTGAATGGGCTTAGGGCCCCTAGCTTTACGACCGCGCAAATTACTTCTTTGTTTACTGATGCACCTATAGGCACAATCTGGTATAATAGTGATAGTAAAAAGCTTCAATTTAAGTCAGATTCAGCAACTTTATCAACAATAACTAGCGTTCCTTAGGAGTTTATATGGGTTGGGATATAGGTGGTGCTTTTAGTGATATAGCTAGACCTTTTGAAGATATAGGTAAGAAGACTGGTGATTTTCTTGGTGGTATAGGTGATAAGTTCTCTGGAAGCGTTTTAGAGCCAATTGTGGGGCGTGGTAGAGCTGACCCTGGTTATGCTGCGAATAAAGAACTAGAGGGCTTACCAGAGTTATTAAAAAAGTATTTAGAGCCATACATTAATCAGGGACAAGAAGCCTATAATAAGATTAATCCTATCTATTCAGAAATGGCTACTAATCCAGCAGAATACTATAATAAAATGCTGAGCTCATATAAGCCTACTGACTCCTATAAGTTAGCAAGGGATGAAGCTTTGCGAGCTGCGTCTAATACGGCGGCGGCTGGTGGTTATCGTGGTAATATTAATGACATATCTAATCAAGCTAGAATCACTGATGCTCTTATGAACACAGATTTAAGCAGATATATGCAAGGTGTTTATGGTGCTCAACAACAAGGTCTAGGTTCTTTAGGCAGCTTATATGGCATGGGTTATGATGCTTCTAGGGGGCTTGCTTCAGACTTAGCTAACTTAATGGGTACCAAGGCACAGTTGCAATTTCAAAACCAAAATCAACAAAATCAGGGCGTCAGAGATATCTTTAGTAAGGTGTTGGGTAGTGGTGCTGGCTTACTTGCGGGTTTTCTTTAGGTGGAGGGGGTGCTAACCCTGCTTCTTTCACCGCTCCGTCAGGTATGGGTCTAGGTGTTACTCAGCAAAGTTTTGGTCCCGGGTATAATTTGGGTATGAAATATTAAGGATTAATTATGGCATTTCAACCAATCAATTTTTTATCAGCACCCATTCAGCGAAATACAATGCTAGAAGATGCTCTCAGCTCGTTTGGGAATGTTTATAATGCAGTAAAGATGCCAGAACAATATGCGCAGCGTCAGAAGGAGCAGGATTTAGCTAATCGCCTTAAAGAACTTCAAATAAGTGGGTTACAGTCCCAGCAAGAAGAAGCAATCAAAGAAGCAGAAGATCCATTATATAAGATCAAAAAGATAGCATCTGCTCTTCAAGGAGTGATTCAACCTAAACAACAACAAAAGCCTGGAGATATTCAAGGATTAAGCCAAAATATCTATGCACAACCGAATGCTCCTATGGACTTAAGTAGACCTAACGAACTACAAGCTGCCTTCGGGAATATGTCTCAGGATGATATAAGTAACTTAATGAAGTACGCGATTAGAAAACAGCTCACAGGAACAGCTGGTGCTACTCCTGAAGAACAACAAGCCTATGAATCTCAAAAGATTAAACAAGCTCAAGATTTTCAAGTTTATCTTCAAAACTTAAAAGCTAAGCAAGATTTACAATATCTAGCGCAACAAGCAAAAGGCTCAACTGATCCTAATCTTAAGAATCTAGGAGCTGGGGCGAAAGAGGAATTATTTTTTAGAGGACTTGTTAGTAAAGATAATCCAGGTCTAACAGAAGACCAAAATTATGAAGCAGCCAATGTTCTTAGATCTGGTGGGGATACTCTATCAGACGGGACTAAACTAAAACCATTGTCTCCAGCAGCTAGAAATTCATTAGATAGACTTACTAAATATGGAACAACCGCTTCTATTATCACATCCACTATTGGTGGTGAAAGAGCAGAAGCAGAACTTCCTGTGATATCTGGTTATATCAAAGAAGGAAATTTAGTTTATCCTAATTCAGTAGCAGGTATTTCACCTCAATTTCTAAGTGATAAATTATCCGCAACTCAAGGCAATAAAGATGCTCAAGATAGATTATCTAAATACTATGCTGCAGGAATATTGAACTTTGAGAAATCCCAGTTACAACAAATGTTAGCTTCAGGAAAAACTACAGTACAAGCTACAAAAGAACTTATGAAGCACTCAGCTACTGAAAGGCTAAAGGATTTCGGAGTCTCTAGTGGACCTGTCTTAAATAAAACTTTGGATATAGTTAATGATGCAACTGAAAAAGCTTTTAAAGCAAGAAAGAATGTTTACGCTGGTGCTTCTTCTATAGTTAATCCATCTTCTTCGGCTAAACAAGAAACTAATATGCCTCCTGCTGGTGCTAAGATAAGAACTTGGAATCCTACAACTGGAAGATTGGAGTAAATCATGGCTCAATATGTAAAACTTCCAGACGGTAGTTATGCCTCATTCCCTGATGACATGAGCGATGATGAAATAGGAAAAGCATTATCATCATCTAATACCTCTACAAAAGGTAATTTAATTGAGTCTCTAAAGAAAGCAACAGGTACAGTTATATCAGATGTAGCCGCACCTTTTAAGGGGGCAGCGCAAACAGCGGCTAATGTTGGTGAATTTGTATTTAACTTACCAACTTATGCCGGACTTCCAATTCAGAAAGTCAATCTAACTCAATATCTTCCTTTTGAGACTGATCCATCTAAGTTAAGTACGAAAGAGAATATATTACGAGCAATTCCTCAATTAGCAGGTGCTGCGGCTGTTCCTGAAGCTAACTTAGGAAAATTATCTGAAGTAGTAAAAAGTCTTCCAGGACTTGGTAAATACTTAGCTCCAGCTTTAGAAATGGCATTGCCTCAAGCCGCATACTCAGGAATTACTGCGCCTGAAGGATCTAGACAGAAAGAAGCTATTACATCGGGGTTAATAGCCGCACCATTCGGAGCATTATCTGAGCCTATTGGTAAACTTGGTAAACTTGCGAGTTTCTTATCTCCTAAAGACCGTGCTTTAAAAGCTGTCCAAACTGCGGTAGGAGAGACAGGAGGTGCAACTCCGGTTCTTGAAGCGGCTCAGCGCCAGGGTATACCGTTTGTAACTCCAGGAGAGGCTACAGGATATAGATTTCAAGAGGGTATTGAGAGTCAACTCGGTCGTACTCCTGAAGTATCTAGGCAACTTGATAAAGCAGAATTAGCAAGAGAAGCAGCTTTAGGTCAATCCATAGAAAAGCTTAAAAGTAATATATATAATCCGTCAGAATTAGACGCTTTAAAAAACAATCTTTATAAAGAAGTTAATAATGTTCTTGTTCCTGAAGGGAAAATAGAAAAACTTTATGACAACGATATTTTTAAATCTGTAATGGGTACACTTAAGAATACTCCAGATTTTACTCAAGCTACTAAGGGACTTCCTGAAAATAGCATTGGTTATTTAGATAAAGTTAAACAATATTTAGGTAACAAACAGTTTACCAGGGAAAATAAGCTTTTTGGTCAAAAGGGAATAGATAATATAAGAAAAGATTTAATTAATGTTCTAGATGAAGCTTCTCCAAAATATTTAGATAGTGCGGGTAATCCTAAATCTATTTATGGACAAGCAAGAGGTTTAGCGGAAAGAGACATAGCGCGTTCGAATTTAGAAGATGCGTTTAATTCAAAACCTATGAATGCTGAAAACTTTTCTAAATATCTTCAGAATAAAGAAACATATAATGAACTTAAAGGCCACCTTAGAGATATCCCAGAAGCTCAAAGCCAATTAGATGATTTAAAAACTATTACCGATAAACTTAATCAATTTAAAATCAATCAAGCTGCGAGTAGGGAAGGTCGCGAAGTCTTAAAAGGTCCTGGTCTAGAAAAGGTAAGTGATATTTGGAATAAGCCTATTTCTAAAACATTCAATAAGATTTGGGGTAATAGATATGATAAGGCCATGGCTGATTTGATAACTAATCCTAATTGGGCTAATGAACTTAAGAATATATCTAAAATTAATCAAAAAGAAAAACTTGCTTCATCTTTAGTTAACTTAATCGGAAAAGCAGGTTCTCAATCCGCCGCTCAAGAGGGAAATAAAAATGACAGACCTTGATCCGAATTACGTTGTTACGAGCGATGTTGATACATATTTTGTTGATAAAGATACTGCTCAAGCTATGTCTAATGGTACACTCTATTTCTATAAAGACAACGCTAGGACAGTTTCTAAACCTGTCTATACCCTGACTGGGGCTCCTCCTAGTTATTCTTACGTATCATTAGGTTCAACTATTACGTTAAGTCAATCTGGCACTGTGCAAGATAGCTCAGGAAATAATGTACTAATCTACTATTACCCTTATGACGACAATGGGGATATAGAGCTTTATTATGTAGTTTGTACTG